AACAATTGGGGGTGATGGTGAACTGCCCCTTGACCCTCCTGTTTGCCTGATCCCCCTTCGTCTTGCGAAGATATGGCTGAATACGACTACGGTGGTGATAATGCAACCACAACGAAAACCAAGGACTCTCTAGCCCTTCTAGTACAGGAACACTTCTCTATCGGGAAGGAATACCGTGCTGGGGTGGGGGACGAGGATACTTGGAGGCAAGCGTATGATGCACATCGAGCAATACATCCAGTGAAAGTCAACGGAGTCCTCTCTCTCGCAAAGAAGAGAGGGGTCTTCGTTCATTTAGTTAGACGTAGAGTTAACTCTGCGCGAGTAAAGATCACATCCCTTCTATTTGAATCCGGGAAGGTTCCCTTCTCAATCACTCCGAATTACACTCCGAAGTTTGCCGCACCCGATCTTCAGCAGATTCCCCCAGAGCAAGTGCGGGATGAAATTGACATGAGGGCAGAGCGGATGGAGAACACAATCCGGGATATCCTCAGAAAGACAGATTACATCGGGGTTGTCAATGACACTGTTCTAGAGATGTGCCTGTATGGGACGGGGGTTACCAAGTCGATTGTTCTCAAGGGGTATAACTATCCTGTGTACAAAAGCGCCAAGCAAGACCCCGCGATCTTGAAGGCGGAGGATCTGCTTGAATCAGAATTAATCCCAACAGTAGAGAGAGTGTCCATTTGGGACTTATTCCCCAACCCGGAAGCTAAATCAATTGAGGATTGTGACTGGGTGATCCAGAGGGCATTCTATTCCCCGCAGCAAATAATTTCCCTCAAGGAGCAAGTTGGCTTTGACAAAGGGGCTATTGAGGAGATTCTTGAAACTGGGGAAGGGGAGGAGTCTGGGTATGACCAGTCTGAATCCCCCTCGAAGGGGACAGGGGCAACTAGAGATCGTGTCAAGAAGTATCAGGTTCTTGAGGAATGGGGGACGTATACAAAAGATGAGCTTGAACCCTATACGGATGTCTCAAAGTACAAGGGGGATTCAATCCCAATGTGCATCACTGTGTGTGGGGACAAGGTAATCCGTGTTGTTGATAATCCGTTTGATGGGAGAATCCCGTATGACTTCTGCTATTGGGAGAGAAACCCAGAGAGTATATGGGGAGATGGCATCTATTTCTCAATCAGAGATCTACAGGATATTACGAACTTCGCGTTTGCACAACTTGTCGAAGGGAAAGCTCTTGCATCAAACCCGATTTCCGTTATTGACCCTCAAGCGTTTGATCCCAAGGAGGACATTGAGAATATATATCCGGGCAAAGTCATCAAGGTGCGCCCGGGTAACGATGTCCAATCGGCATATCGCCCAGTGATAATCCCGGATGTGACAAATGGGTTGAGCGATTTGATCAGTATGGTTGAGAGACAGGCTGATCTTGCATCAGGGCAATCTGCTATTGGGTTGGGAGAAAGCGCCCCATATCAGACTAAGACTGCTACTGGGATGTCAATACTGCAATCGAACAGCAACAAGTTGACAGCAGAGGTTGTACGTTCTGTAAGCAGGATGATCACTGGGAACATCAAGGCGATTTATCATTGGGTGATGTCTGATTCTCAGGATACTGCACTCAAAGGGGATTACGATTGTGAGTGTACAGGGTTTATGCAGTATGTTGCTAAGGAGGTGCATAACACGCAACTCATTGGGTTGTTGAGTGTACTTGCACAGAATCCGGATCTGAACGAGGAGATCAAGCGCAACAAGTTCATACGCCCAATCTTCAGGGCATTCTCTTTAGAACCTGAAGACTTCGTGATGACCCCAGAGGAAAGTGAAGCAAAAGCTCAGGAGATGCAGCAAGCACAACAGGCTGCCATGCAAGCAGAATTGCAAGCAAAAGCAGAGATGATGCAGATGCAGTCCTTGCTTCAAGAGAAAATGGCTGTAAGCTCAGATGACAGAAAGCGTGAGATCAACGAGAGGGAGATTCTGATGAATCAGGGTAATCAACTTGTTGAGAATGCTGGGTTTGCAGAGGAATCCTTACTGATTCAAGAGTCTCAGCAGCAAGCACAAGAAGCTGAGATGCAGGAGGAGATGCAGGGGAAGCAGGAGGATCAGCAGCTTGATCAAGTAGAAGAAGGCTTGAAACGTGGTGAAGCCCCAGTATGATAGAGATAGATGCTGGGAACTACATAGCGAATATCCGAAGCGATCCTCGATGGATGGCTCTTGCGGGTCACATAGAGAACTTGATCGAGGAACGAAAAGAAATATTGTCAGCCAAGCTAATCCATGGGGAGGCTGATACAGCAAAAGCCAATTCTCTGATAGGGGAGATAAGAGCCTTTAAGGAGATTGTGCTACTGCCGACTAGGTTGGCAGAAGAGGGGCAGAGGGTTGCCCCATCGGGAGAGTGAACCTCACCCCGAAAATATTTAACAAGGGGCAATCATGGCTGAAGAAGAGCAGCAAAGTTCAGAGGAGCTTTGGGGGAATACCCCAGAGTATGGTGAAGACCCTGCTAAGGCAGAACCCGTACCTGAAGAACCCGAACCCGAGGAGGAGGAAGAAGAGGGGGAGGAGGAAGAGATCGAGGAAGCTGATGTAGGGGAGGACTTGGAGGAAGACTCTGAGGACACCTCACCAGAAGAGGACTGGGAAGATCGTTACCGTAATCTTGAGTCATCCCATTCTAGAAGGGGGAATGAAGTTCATACCCTCAAGGAAGAGCGGGATAATCTCCGTTTGGAGAAGCTTGAGATGGCACAACAGCTTCAAGATTTTGAGACTGGGAAAGCCAAACTCAAGGAGATTGAAGAGAAAGCGGCGAAAGCCCCAGATCCATACGATGATGAGCAGTATTGGAGTGATGAGGAGCAGACGATACTCAAGGAGTATCCCGATGTATTCGCAATCGCAAACAAGATTGCTCAGAGAGAAGCAGCAAGGACTGCATCTGGGGCTAAACCAGATGACTCTTCTAAGAAGGAAATTGCAGAGCTTCGTGAGATAGTCACAGGGTTAGGTGAGCATTTCACTCGTAACAAAACCTTCGAGGAGTTAGACGAAAAGGTTGGAGCCGTTTGGAGAGAAATCGACAACGACAACGACTTTTATGAATTCGTCAATGCGAAGAAGGTGTTTTACCGAGCTATGAGCGAAGGTGATTTGGAAGAGAAGGCTGAGGTATTCAATGCTTATCTCGAATCTGATGCGGGACAACGTAAATACGGGACACCCCCTCCAGAAGAGAAGCAGACTTCCCCTACTCCACACCAAAATCAACGGAGAGAGGCGGCTCAAGGTCTTGTAAGTGGTAAGAAGTCAAGGGGTAGTAAGCCGAGAGGCGAACTAGTGGGAGACGATTTGTGGGATTCTATTCCCGATCCAGAATAAATGCCTAACTAAGAAAGGTCATTATGGCTTTAACGGCAACTGCTGGCGGCGTAGGAACTCTCCAATCTACCTCCGGTTTTGGAGCGAAGTATGGTGAGTTAAGCGAAGCTGATGCATTCACTATTCAGAAGAAATTTCTGACGATCAGTAAGAAGCTGGTCACAATGGCGCGTTTCGCGCAGAAGGAAACCAAACCCTTGCATGAGGGTAAGGATATACGCTGGAGGAGATACGAGCGGTTTCAGGTTAACACCACAACTTTGAGCGAAGGTGTTACCCCGGAGTCTGATACGCTTCAGCAGACCACAATCATAGCGACTCTGCAACAATACGGACGCTGGGTGCCCATTACTGATGTAATGCTGGCTCTCTCCACGGACCCGATTGTAGCGCAGATCACTGAGCGTCAAGCCATTCAGATGGCTGAGACGATGGATACGTTGGCATACAGCGCATTCAAAGCGGGGACTAATGTAGTTACTGTTGCTAGCGGGTATGGTATACACGGGAGTAATGCAAGTGCTACTGTAGCCCCCAATGGTAAAGCGACATATATCCAACTGGCTGTTAAGTCTTTGGAGGGGAAGGATGCCGTTAAAATCTCAAATGTGGTTAAGCCCGCATCTGAGTACAACACGGAACCTGTAGCAGAGGGTTTCTTTGCTATTACTCACCCTGATGTCCGCCCTAATATCGAAACTATCGCTGGGTTTACCCCAGTCGAGAAGTATGCGAATTATGGTGCGGTTATGGCTGGGGAAATTGGGAAGGTCGGAATGGTTCGCTTTATTGCGACTACGCTGGCAACCCCAACTGGGACAACCTACTCAACCTTGATTTTCGCCAAGGATGCTGTCGGGTGTGTATCTCTCTCAGGGAAGGGTGCAGTGACTCCCACTGTTGTTACTCCCAGAGCTTCTGCTGAAGACCCGTTGGGTCAGCGCGGAAGTGTGGGGTATCAGTATTGGTATGTCTGTAAGATCCTCCAAGATAACTGGATGGTTCGTATTGAGCATAACATACTCGATCCTGCATAAGGGTAATGACTGAGAACGGGGAGCGAGTTGT